GTAAATCTGCGACCGCGCCGTGCGCTCATCGGTAGAAAGCGGCCGGCCGAAGTAGTTTTCAATCAGTGCCAGCGCTTCCTTCAAACATTCAACTGTCATCCTAAACCTCCGAAAATTGCATCATAATCATCCTTGGCCGAGGGCTTTTGCTGTTGACCCGCCGGGGGCTTGCGCCGCTCGTCACGGGACTGCACGTCACCAAGGGTTCTCACACCCTCGTTTTTCCATACTTTCAGGATGCCGTTGACGTAGGACCATTTGCGAACCCCGGCCAGAGCGGCCTTTTTGATGGCCAGCAAGATGAGGTCGTCCGTGAAAATCTCCCGCCAGCCCAGCAGGTCTTCCCGCGCTGCTGGTGGGAAACCTCCGAGATTGTCCTCGAAAGAGCGGATGATCTCAGACAGCCCAGCATCGACAGCCGTACTACCGTTATCTCTTACTCTTTCTCTGTTCTCTATCTCTTTATCTTTCTCTATCTCTTTCTCTGTAGGGACATTTTCCCCACCATCACTGGACACATTGTGTCCACTTGTGTGTCCAGTGTCGTGTCCCTCTTGTAGCTCCTTGTTCGCAGCATTACTACGAATTCTGCGATTTTTCGCCGCCCAGTCGGTTTCACTGCCAATCATGTTCTGATAATCAGAGATTGACAGTGTTCCGTCCGGGTTTTCAAAAATCAAGCCGATTTGTTTATAAACAGTCAGAGCCAGACGGACGGTTGACAGAGGGAACCATTTGCATTCCCTCTGAATCTTTTCGGCATCGTAGGGAATGAGCATTTCTCCGATTTTGGAAACCAAACAACCGTTTGTATTGATGGTCTTGAGACACAGCATTTGATAGAGAACAACATAGTTGGCACCATCGGGCTGGCTCATAAGATAGTCAATTTCATCCGATGACATGAAACTATCTTTGAGCTTTATCCAGTAATACCGTTTACCAGTTGCCATCAATGAACCTCCTTAGAACGGCAGGTCGTCGCTGTCATCGATGACCGAGAAATCGTCAGGGTCGCCCTGCGAGTAGCTGGGCTGCTGCCCGCCGGGGGCACTCTGCTGCCATTGCTGCCGCTGGTTCTGGGTGGCGAAGCCCATCTGCTGCGGCTGCTGGTTCTGATAGGACGGCTGGTAGCCCGGAGGCGGTGCCTCGCCGCCATCATCAACCCGCTGCTCCGTCTTTGGGCCGCAAAAGTGAATCTTCTGGACCACAAACTCGGTGGCGGTGCGCTTCTGACCGTTCTTGTCCTCGTAGGAGCGGGTCTGGCACTGGCACTCCACAAGAGCCGTGCTGCCCTTGCGGAAATACTGGCAAACGAACTCTGCCGTTTTACGCCATGCCACGAAATTCAGCCAATCGGTAGCCCGCCGGCCATCCTGACCGACATTATCCCGGTCAACGGCCATGCGAAAGCTGGCAACTGTCAGGCCGCTCTGTGTGGTCCGCATTTCAGGATCAGCAGCGAAGCGGCCCTGAAATGTGCAATTATTCAGCATCGGCGGCCTCCTGCCTGACGTTGCAAAATGCGTTCCGCAGCTCCTGCACGAAAGTGCCAGTGTTGTAAGCATCACCGTTGGCGCTCTTCTGGTAGATGATGGCGAGCTCGGTCTGTGCCCGAAGCAAGTCCTTGTACTCCTCAACAGAAATGGAAATCATCGGGATAGGGTTGCTCGAAACAATTACGTTTCCCATAGTTGGTTCCTTTCTTCTCGCATGATGCGGACCACCTTGCGGCACTGGTCCACATCGAACATTCCAATATGCGTAAATTCAATCGGGGTGCCCATCTTCTCGGACAGCCAGCGGTAGGCCTCATTCCGGCGGCCACGGTAGGGACCGTATTTCCAGAGCGGGTCAAATGCTGCATGAGCTGCCTTTTTCCAATTGCGCAACTCCGAATTTGCCAAGCGGCCAAGGGGTTTGTCAGACCCCTTGTGTACGCCGACATAGGCACCGCAGCGAGGGCAGAGGTAAATCATGCCGAAGCTGTGGCCGTGGTAAACCACCGAACTGTCTACGAAGTCTGCGGGCGTTCCGCAGTAGTCGCAGATGACGATTCGGCCTTTCATCGTGACCATTCCTCCTTGTACCGGGCCAACTGCTCCGGGGTATCCGTCTCGATACCCAGAGCCTTGGCTTCATCAATCGCACCGTCAATCAGGTGTGAAAATTCTTTCGTGTCCATCTTGCTGGTGTCCTTGTAAACCAAGTAGCAGTTGAACCATTTTCCGTCCTCTTCCCGCACATCAAAGCAGCGGGTGTATTTGTAGAGGTCGTGAACATCCACGCTGACCGGAAGTTTGAAGCCCACGGTGCAGCCATCCTTATCTCTCGCAACCGTGCCGTAGGCCACAACCAGCCGCTCTTTCACAAGGTCGTCCGATTCGCCAGTTTCGGCGGCGATCTTGTTGACCAGAACATGGAAGTAGGCGTTTGCACTGTGGCTGCGCTTGTTGCGGTGCTTCTTGATTTCAATGTCCAGCAGCGGCTCCTGATGGAGCTTGTCCCAGATTTCACAGAAGTCGCCGTTGATTTCCAGCGTGACCCGCTGTTTCCCGCCGAGGGTAAAAGCCATGTCCACCAGCCGTCCGGTCATGTGGCATCCTCCTTGTCCTGATGGCAGTGCATATAGATATAGGCGCTGTTCTGCCCCATGTTGGCATATAACCAGTCATTGATCTTGGAAAGGCTCATGTGGTTGTGCAGCACGCCCAGCTCGTAAATGTACTCACCGTTCAGCTTTTTCTCTGCAATTTTGGCTTGGATTTCCGCGTCATCGTAGTTGGCTTCCACCATGTACAGGTCATAGTTCGGAGCCGTGATGCCGTTCAAATTGTTCATATCTGTGCAGTAAAACAGCTTCCCTGATGGGAGCCAGACTTTCCAAGCGCAATTCGGAACATTGTGCTTGACCATATCGGGCCTGACGTTGCAGATGCCGTATCCATACATGTGCCCCGGCTCCAGAACATCAATCTGCGAGACCGGCACCCCTGCATCCACCAGCGGCTTGCACAGCCATGCACAGCACGCAAAACGGAGCGTAGGGCGGTTTTCTGCCAAAAGCCGGAGCGTTGTCGGCTGGAAGTGGTCACTGTGAATGTGAGTGAGCAGAACCAGCTTCAACGCCCGGTATACTTTTGACAGTGCCTTGAAAGACACGCCGCAGTCAATCAGGATTTTTTGGTCAATCACCACCGCATTGCCTTTACTGCCAGTTGCGATGATGTTGTAGTCGATCATAACGAGCTGAGGTCAACCACCGGCTCGGCGGTCGTGGGTTCACTCTGAGCAATGTCCACATGGGGCAATGCCTGTCCTGCGTCCACTTCGGGCTTTCCAGTATGAAGTTCTGGCTGCTCCTGTGCGTCAGACATGACCTCCTGCGTAGTAAGGATTTCGCCATTATCTGCTACCGCTGCCACGGCATTATCGCTTTCCAAAGCCTTGGTCATTTCGATGCTCATAACACCCCAGCGAGAAATAAGCTGTCGAAGCATGGTTTTCTTTGCCATGTCATCGAACGACTTATACCAAAAGGACGAATACTTCCACATCTCGCTTTCCGGGACTTTGCCAGCCATCAGGTCTTCGTAGTTCTTACGGCTGAAAGCCTTGGAATAGGTATCGGCATGGGTCATCATTTTCTCTTTCGACCAATACAACACCTTGCGGAAGCCGTTGAGGTACTCAAAGTAGGCCATATACCCGACCGTGGGCAACGCGTCACGCTGATCGTCATCCTCGACGAACTGGAATTTGGCTTTTCCGGTTTCCGGGTCTTTGCCGAGGTACTCGCCCTGCTTGATGACCATAACATCCAGATCCTTGTACTGGCCGCTGCGTAAGGCCAGCTGGATGTAGCCCTTATAGCCCAGAACAAACTGTGCCGTGACACTCTCCGGGCGGATCAGCCTGTTGTTGCGGTCATACTTGGCTTTCTGCTTGAAAGGCACGAGGTAGTACTGCCCCAGCTGAGGGGACGGGCTGAGGTTCAGGCTTTCACCCAGCAGGGCACCGGCCAGAATCGTGCCGGCATCGCATTCCTGCAGGGCGGGGTTGACGGCCACCGCCGAGGTAATGCTGGCCGTGAACCGGCGGGCGCGGGCCGGGTCGCGCAGAGTGTTGGAGATCAAGGACTGATAGCCCTTGGTGGTGATTGCCACGGAGAACTTGGGCTTCTGCTGTACATGCATCTGATTATAAGTTGCCATATTCAATACCTTCCTTTTCCAGATAATGCTTCAAACCGATCAGCTGAGCCTTGGTGCCTTTCGCATAAAAGCGGGTCATCAGGATAGGCTCAGCCGCCGGGGTGGACTGAAGTTCAGGCTGGGGTTCCGGCTGAGTGCCGGCTTCCGGCAGTTCGGACGGCTCCTGTACCGGGGCGGGCAATTCAACCGCCGAAGCCGCCACAACAGCGGCGCGGGCTTTTTCGGCGGCGGCTTCCCGTTCGGCCTGCCGGGCGCGGCGCTCTTCTTCCCGCCGACGCTGTTCCTCCAGCGCCTTGTGCCGGTCACCCACAGTCTTGATGGCGTTGGGCAAATCCAAATTGCTGCGGTACTCCACCATGATCTCAGCGGCGTTGTCCATGCCCTCGATTGCGGCCACGTCGGCCACAATGCCGTCCACGAATGCCTTTGCCTGCTTTTTCAAAGAGGTCAGGCTGTCGCTCATGTTGACTTTCGGGCGGTAGGTCAGATTATCCAGCCAATCAATGTCGGCGGCTTCCACCAGTTCGCCGTAGTAGTCCATGAGCGCTTCCGTCTTCTGAGCCACAATGCCAGAGGTCACATCCGCGATTTTCTGCTTCAGTTCGGCATCTGCCTGCTGGAACGGTGCCGTCACGCACTCCCGGTAGACCTGCTCAAAGGCATTGTAGGGTTCAAGGATTTTGCTCTTGATGGCCGTGCGCTGGGCTTCGTACTCCTTGAATTCCTTGGTAAGCTGGGCGCGGGCATCTTTGACGCTCTTATAGGTTTCTTCGGTGCAGATCAGCGAGGTGGCTTCGGCGGTGCGCCGCTCAATGTCGGCCTTTACGCTGTGAAGCCGCTCGACAATGATAGGCAACTGCTGAAGTTTAATGACCTGCAATGCGGTATCCTGTGCCATATCGCACTCTCCTTTCAATTTTTGAATACTTCATAATGGCCGGTGGTCTTGTTCATCAGAACCCAGCCGCCGGCATCCGGGCTGTCCTGAATGAAAAGGTACTGCCGGGAATCCCAGCCATGTGCAGAAAGGGCTTCTTTCTGCTTGCGGGTCAGCTTTTTGCCTCTTACTTTCAAAAAATCACCCCCTCCTCGGCCTTGTTGACAGCGATGTTCAGAGTGATGGTCTCCCGGCAGCGGAGGCCGAAGTTGCCGCCCGGGCCGAACATCTTGGTTTTCTCGAACTCCCTTGCGCTGTACACGCTGGAGCAGTTCAGGATATTGGGAATGCGGTCGGGATGCACTGCCCGGAATGCCTGACACGCCATCTGGTAGTTGGGTGCCCAAACCTCCGTCCATCCTCCGCAGTACGGCTGAACATCATCGGAGCCGTAGGTGAAGTAGAATTTTTCCAGATCCATCACTCAGCCTCGCTTTCGTTCTTGATGCAGATACCAAGCGCAGAGAACAAGAGCATCAGGCCAACTTCATCTCCGTCATCCAGGCTCATAAAGTCGAGCTCCCCGGCCACAAAGCCCTCACGGAGAATCACAGCGGTGCCCACAATGGGCTGACCATGTTCCGGCGTACCGTAGAGAATGCTGGCAATGCTGTTGATGGCGTAGCCTTTCAGCAGTCCCTCATCATCAATCACCATGCACAGTCCTTCCGGCAGATACTTGGGATGAACCACCTCGATGCAACCGCCGACTTCTTTCTGGAGGTTATCCAGCAGCGGTTCGCCGAAGTCCTTGAGCTGAATCCGATTCTCAGTGTCAAATACCAATCCTTTCATAAAAATCACTCCTTTTCCGGGAAGCACTCGTTGACTTCCCATGCATCTGCGGCCTCTAAGCAGCGGTCGCAGCCAACGATTGTGCCATCATCGGTGCGGTAGATGGTATCGCACCTCTGGTGGCAGAGGGGGCACACAGGAGGCTCAGGATAGCCAGCTTCTTCGTCAGTCGGATACAGCATCCAGCACCTCCCGGAGCTTGCGCCCCATCCAGCGGCCTACATCATCGAACATCCCCATGCTGTCCAGCCAGACAAACAGGGCTGCGATAACAGAGGTCACAGCAAACTGCGCCGCCGGGGCACGAGCTGCTGCCTGTTCGGCGGTGATGCCGTACACGATCATCAGAATCCGGGTCATTCCTTACACTCCCTTTCTTTGCGAGCCTTGCGGGCAGCCGTTTGGGCTTCCAGCTTCTCGCGGTTCCCGGGCTGGGCGATGAATTTTTTGAATCCCGCCAGCGTCACGCGGCCAAAGCTCTCACCGACTTCCGGGGGAATATCGGCCACGTTGATATGAATTGTGGTGTCCATGTGATCCTCCTGTGTAACCGATTAAACATCGTCGGCAAAAAAAATCTGGTCAATGCTCACGTTCATGGCTGCGGCCAGAGCAACCAGCGTCTTGGTGGTGGTCACTCGCTCAGTACCGGCTTCCAGCGCAACGATAGTGCCCCGGCTAATGCCGCTCTTTTCGGCAAGTTCCTCCTGGCTCATTTTCAAAGACTTGCGAACCTCTTTAATTTTGAAGCCCATTCTTGTCACCTCCTATCTTTTCGGTTCACAACGGATTTTGTTTAATCGGTTGCACACACATAGTACAACATCCCATGGCCTTTGTCAAGTTCATTACACAAATTTTGTTTAAGAAATTACACAAAACTCATTGACAGCGTCTCGACTATAATTGTATAATGGATTGTACAAAACGGAGGGATTGAACATGACCTTGAAAGATTTAATCATTGAATACCGGAATGACCACGGACTGTCTCAACGGCAATTTGCTACTGCTTGCGGGTTGTCTAATGGCTATATTTCGATGCTGGAAAAGGAAATGAACCCCAACACTAAGCTCCCGGTCACGCCAACTCTCCCTAAATTGAAGCAGCTTGCATCCGGAATGGGAATGAGCCTGACTGATTTGCTGGTCAAGGTTGACGATATGCCAGTAGAACTCATTCTTGATGATGCAGACAGCAAAAAACTCGTCCCCGAAATTGAGGACGAGCTGGATGCAGAGATTATGAAAATTATTTCAGGTCTTACTCCGGAGAAGAAGCAGCAGGCATTGAGCTATATTCAGTACCTTGCGCAGTCCTGAGGAGCCGAAGCAACTTGATTTTTTCAGCAACAGTCAGTAAAGCCAGCGATTTTTGAATGGATGTGCATAATTCAGTATCATTCATGGGTTTGCAAGTCCTTTCTTGATAAAATAACCACCGGCAGCAACTGAATTATATCAAATACGCACCCGCTTTTCATGGAATCGTGGAATTATACCGAAAATCGGAAAAATTTGTGCGTTTTCGGCATAATATTGTGAATTACGTTGCGGAGGCCGTTTTATGAATTTGAAAGAAATTGCGCTTCGACTGAGAGAATATAAACGGGTGTATGTAGCTGGAACTCCGGTTATGTTGCGAAGCCGATTAGATTTTCTCGATATTTTCTCAGCATACGGTTTGACTGCGGATATGAGTGTGTCGAAGAAGATTGGTGTTTTGGTTGCGTGTAGCAATCCAATGCAGAAGAAAATCGATCAGGCCAAAGCTCTAAATATTCCGGTCATTTCAGAACAGCAGTGGTTTGAGCTTATGCCAGAACTGGAAGCACTCGGAATGTGGAACGGAAAGCCAATTCCGTTTGCAGATGATAATGGAATTTACCATATTGATGTGGGCGGTGATGGTTGA